CGAAAGTTGATAACCACCTAAGCCGCAGGTACCGGGTCGCAACAGATCCCAACTACTCCTGAGTGTGACTGCTTATCTGACAGCAGGCACATATCCGATGTAGTAATTGGGTGCCAATAACGGCTTCGCCCTCACACTTCCTCCGAAGAAAAGGAAAGTGCACCTCTTGCGCATAATACTGCTTGAATATGCTGTAGTTACGCATTAAGGAAACACGGACAGATTCCTGGAACACAAATGAGTCCGTTCTTGATTCATAAAGACGATGAACCTTTTTCCACTTTCGTGAAACGCTAAGGTCGGGAAGGTCCGCTCCAAGATGAGTCTCATAGATCCTCTGAATAGGCAAAATAGTTGAGTTAGCCTGACTCGACCACATAATATCTCCCAGGTAATCAATGCGGGTCCGGTTTTCACCGAATCCTAACATTGCCCGAGACATGTGTGAATCTCTAATCTCCAATCTATGTCCCCTAATCAAATTCTCCATCCTCTCTCTAAAGGGCTCAGGTAAAGACTGAACATCCTTGAAGGACCCACGAAGCTTAACAAATGATTCAAGCTCAGTGATCTTCTTCTCGTCAGTCATCCCTACCAAACCTCCCTCCCCCCTAGCCAGTCCAAAGGGCTTCTTTCTCTCATCAAAAACAAATCCCATATTGAGATAGGGGACAATGGTAACCTCCGGGATCGTTAAAGAATAGGTTTCCCGTTCCGGGCCCCAACCTAAGTCGGGCACCACAGAGGAAGGAACTTCCCATCCTAAAGATTTACCACCCACCCTATCACAGTAATCTGGCACTATCCTGTGTTCTCTTATCCTCCTAAAAAGGCAGGAATTCACAGTACAGAACTGCTCACTCACAAAGTTCTTCCCGATCGACTTTTCTAACCCAGCCAGGGGTAAAACCGACTCCCATCTCGCTTGAAGTTCAGAGTTTGTACGGAATAAAATATCGTCACCATTAACTAGAACTGGCAACTCTCTTATCTCATACACCCTCTTCTCCACCTTTTCGAGACAGTAACGGAATATCGCAAGGTTAAAGACGCATAATAGCGGAAACGAGAACCTCGATCCCATTAGTTGACCATTTGTCATTTGAAAATCACTTGGGCACTGAGGGACACAAGGAACTCCCGGGAGCTTCTCGAGACCAGACTTCCTATAACTCACAATCTGATTACTCAAATTGTGTTTTAGAAGAAGTCTGACCTCTAGATCTCTCGAGATTGTGTCTATCAGGGTAGTGCTAAGGTCCATATTACAACTATCCGTTGCTCCGGAGTAGTCTCCAGAACAAAAGGCAGGATAATCTTTTCTATTTTCCTTCCAGGTCTGATTGATCAACCAATCTATCTTCTCTATTCCCACAGGGTCACTGGTTAATGTAAATTGAGGAAAGGTCTGAAGAGCACGCCACATTTGGCGCTGAATTTCCGGGAAAACGGTGTTATGATAGACACTCATTGCAGTTATTGGACGAACCTTTAAAGGCTCGAGAATAAACTTCACAAATGTCATCATCTCCCCCCGCTTTCCGATCTCAGCACGTGCTTCCTTCATCAAATCGGAATACAGATACATACATCTAATCTCTCTGGTAGTTCCCAATCGGTCAGAGTGTCCCATATAAAGTAGTTGATCAAATCCGAGAGAGTTACCCCCCTCCTTATCAATCAAATACCCCAAAGAACCTCCTTCTCCTCTACTTGCTTCAGTACAGGCAGCAACGGACGGAACCTCAAAATCTGAGGGTTCCTCGAACTTGCATCTCCCCCTGAAAATCTCCTTTCCCGTTCTCCTCACCTCCTCAAGCAAAAAACCAGGCGTGTCTCGTTTAGCAGACAGGCGGGTCTTATGTTTAAGTGCAGCTTGGCAAACAGTATTAAGATCTACAGTTGGTAGCCCCTTCTTAAAACCATGAAGGATGGTATTAAGAAAAAGCCATGCTTTAGTTCCC